TTTTCGTAATCATCTGTGGGCATGTTTTAAATATCTAGGTCTCGGAGAGCCTACTGGAGCACAGTACGCTATGGCGGAAGCTCTGCAGGGCGGGGATAAAGATATGCAACTACAAGCTGGTCGAGGCTTTGGCAAATCTGTTATCACAGCTTGTCTTGCATCCTGGTTTCTGTTGAAAGATCCGAACACTACGATCATGGTTGTATCCGCTACGGGCAATAAAGCAACAGAGTTTATCTCTATGACCAGAAAGATCTTAGACTTAGTTCCTTACTGCGAGCATTTAAAACCAGGAGACCATACAACAGACAACGCCTTTGCTTTTAATGTCGAGGCTAGAACCAAGATCGGGCAGGACAAGTCTTGTTTTGCTCGGGGTATTAGCTCTCAGATCACAGGTTCTCACGCAGACTACGTAATTGGGGATGATATAGAAATCGAAGGCAACTGTGAAACAGCTGCATCAAGGGAAAAGTTATTAAACAAAGTATCCGAGTTTGAGCAGATCCGGAATGTTGGCGGAAGAGTTATATTCCTAGGAACTCCTCAGATTAAAGATAGTATCTATAATCAACTTAAAGACGGATACCCAGTAACTAAATTTCCCGCAGTAATCCCAGACAAAGAGAGTCCCATTGAAATGGAAGATGTAAACCCTTGGATTTTACAACTAACAGGCGAATGCGGTGATCCAACTCAGCCAGAAAGATTTCCTAAGGATGTCTTATTAGAAAGAATGGCTAAGATTGGTCCTAAACTTTTCGCTTTGCACTACAAGCTAGATACCTCATTAGCAGACTTTGAAAAGTATCCGCTTCGTCTTTCCGATCTATTAGTTATTGACATACATCCAGAGATGTGCCCTGAGAAATTAGTTTGGGCTAAATCAAAACCTATGAAAGGCATACCGTCTTTTGGGTTAACTGGGGATATCGTCTACGATCCGATGTGGGTATCCGAAAACTATACTGGTTATGTACAAACAGTAATGCATGTTGACCCATCTGGTCGAGGTGAAGATGAGACGGCTATTTGCATAGCATCCTTTGCCAACGGGTATATCTTTGTTCACGAACTTATTGGGTATCCTGGAGGATATGAGAAAGCTGTACTAAAGAAAATAGCTAAGTTAGCCTACGAATACGACGTAAGTTTAATTCGTGTAGAGTCTAACTTTGGAGATGCCATGTATACACAGCTCTTAACGCCCGTGGTTATGGAGAACTGTGTGAATACAGGTGTCGAAGATTTTAAGGTAACTGGAAGAAAAGAAACTAGAATCATAGCAGCATTAGAGCCTGTTATGACTACACACCGATTAGTGTTTGATCGTAGAGTTATTTGCCAAGAAGATAATCAAAAGCAGATAACTAGAATCTTTGATAAAAAGGGAGCACTCCCTAAAGATGATAGAGTAGATTGCTTAGCATCAGCAGTAGCATATTGGGAAGACCTTTTGTCTACAGATGTTGACGTAATTATTCAACGAAATAAAGAAAAGAGTAGACGAGATTTGGTAAACACTTGGCTCGATGATGACCGACGAATGGGTCTATGGACTAAGAATTTGTCTGGTGCAATCAGAGTAGAGAAAGACGACATTGTCCTTCCACCTACAGCTAATCAGCAAAAGTGGATTAAAAGATCAGGTCGTAGTTGGAGATGAATAAGGAGATGTTATTATGGTGATGGGTGGATGGTTGGGTGGCGGTTCGCCGTCAATGTTGAATATAGGAGCCGGCGGTGGAATCGGCATGATGGGCAGTCCATGGTTATCTGGAGGTATGCAGGTAATACAGGGTATTATGGCAGCAAGACAGCAGCAAGCCCAAGCCATGCAAGCACAGATACAATTCGAAGAACAGCAGATGCAACAACGATGGCAGAATCAAGTACAAAACAGAAACATCGCCAAAGCAAACGCCCTCCAATGGATGAACAACAAAAAGATAGAAGAGGCGGCTAATAAAGAACGAGCAGAGTCAGAGTTCTATCTCCGCTACAACTATAATAACGAGACAGGAGAACTATCGAGACAGGTTAAACAAGCTAATGACCAACTTATCGGTAATCTTTCCCAACGAGGTATAGACCCCTCCTCGGGGACAGGTCGAGCTTTATTCAGAATGGCTCTAGAAAAATCAACAGATGCTTTTAAATCTGGTAGGATTAACTACTCCAATCAGATGATTAGTATCGAGCGTACTCAAGACGAGCGTCTGGCACAGCGTAACTTTAACTACAACTCCCATATACCGTTTATGGGTGGAGGATACCAAGGACCTAATCCAGGCTCTGTATTCGCTGCAGGAGCCTCCTCGGGTATTCTAGGGGGTGTCCTAGGGGGTATACAGACAGGACAACAGAACGTACTTAACCAAGCAATATTAGATACATAAGGAGAGGTAGACTATGGTAGCTAAAAACATGCAAGATCAGATGAACACTTTTAACTCAGTAGTCAAAGGTAATAGGGCTAAGGAAACAGACCCACAGACAGAACTATCGAACTATTGGATCAATCGATCCGAAGAAATCTTAGACAGAACAAAAACAATGGATACTGCTGAGAGAAATATGATATGGCGGAGAGAAACTGAAGGTTGGTCTGGATGGGCAGGAAACCGTGAGTATCGTGCAATGGTTGAAGATACGCTCTCACCATTGCCTGATAAAGAAGCCAAAGAAGAAAGAAAGAAATACATCGGTGATTCTCTTGTAAGAATGAGTCATGAGGATAGAGACTTCTGGTTCAAGGATGAAGCTCACAAACAACCCAGCTACGTCCTTGAGCACATTGAACCCATGTTCGATACGACTACAGGAATACTAGACGGTAAGAACTTAGAACACAGCAGGATAAACCAAACCTTTGAAATCGATAACCTTATGTCTACATTAGACTTATCGGGTCTTAACCCAGACGTAGCTAATGAGATACACGAGGAGCACGTAAGGTTGGGCATTATAAATGGGTATACAGAGTTATCCGTGGATGATGCTGGGTTTATATCTGTGCCTATGGATGGCAAGTTGTCAAGAGCTATGCACCTTCCAGATAGTAACAATATACCGGATTCTTTGATATCCCAAGTAGATTGGATGCCTGTTATACGTCGGCATATATCTAATAATATAACAAAGATACGTCAAGATGTTATAGAGTCGGACAATACAGCCCTTAGAGCTCTTAGAGCTAATATATCGAATCCTAATATTCGACCCGAGCATCGAAAAAGCATTATAGCGGATTATGCCATTACTTTAAGCGACGATCCGATGAAAGATGTTAATAAGGGTATCGTGGAAGTTTTATCCGCGGATCTTAAACAAGGTAAATATAAATCAGCAAAGGAATTAGCTAATGCTTTATTCCTATTCCAAGATGAAGTTTGGAATACACTAAAGGAGAGAATCTAATATGCAACCAATACAACCACCAAAATCTATCTATGGTTCTTTGATGGGCAGTACTACTGTATCTGAAGAATCCCGAGGAGTTGATTTCGGGGTACAGCAAAAAGGAGACGCAGGAGATCATATTTATAATGCTCTTATTAATAGTCTTGAATTCGGTGTAAACTTTATGGCAAACATGACCGAGATAGAGAATAAACGGCAGAGAGCTATCTTACAAAAGCAAGAGGCAGCTGCCGCTGAAGCTGCACGTAACAAATTAAAGAAGATGCAAGCAAGGTTAGATCAGCTGGAGGTAGAAGTTATAAATCGAGCCGCATCGGGTTTAGAGACTTTCCCCGATCAATCAGGCGAAGGATCAGGCGTCGATCCAAAGACTGAGAAAGAGACTAATGAACATCAAGAATGGCTAGGGCGTAATCGGAATGCACTAGGACTAACTGGACCCGATTGGCTTAGATCTCTGATGTTTCCGTGGCGTCGGTATAACCCGCCCCAAGAGGAAATAGTAGGACCTTATAGTTATGTGGGGAATAGATAATGTTATTACCTGAAGACGAAGCTTTAGATCTTATCGAGCCAATAAACAAACCCAGACCAGTTGATAGACTAAGAGCAGAGGTCGGCGCTCACATAGAACCCGATACAGCTATATCTGCACAAGAAGAATTAGATTTAACAGACATACATAGTTTGAAGTCTGATTTCTTTGACGAGTCATTAGAGATTAGCGAATTAACACAAATTCCGATAGAAGTTGAACGGCGAATAGCGATAGACCAGCAGGAAAACGGAAGAGAACTATTCCAGACCGACATAGAAGCAGAAGAAAGAAAACAGGAATACGCTACTACCGAGGGTGGGCATGAAGAAGAATTTAGAGATAGAGCCAGAACAGGAGACTTCCTCGCTCTGGATGTCGATGATGAGCTCAAAGATACACATAAACTAGTTTCCACTACAGCTAAAGAAGAACTTACTAAAGCTACGGAGCTTGCTGCTATAAATGTTGTTGACACAAGAAACCCCCTTTCCTTTATGGGATCCGTAGAGAAAATTATGGCAGGTAACTTAGAGATATACAATAACGCCGGAGGAACAGTACATGAAACCTTTGCTAGTAAGAGAGTCGCTATAGAGAATATTAAATCAATGGCACAGGTT